TCACAGAATTTGCCGCCGTTTAGCTCCGCGGGCTCCCAACGATGTTCGAGGAAATTGGCGACAATCTCTTCGAAGCTTTTTAGCAGCGCATCTCGCAAGCCATCGGGCAGTCCGGGCAGTAGCTTGTCGGCACCAATCACTTGTTGGACGCCTGGGCGATCTGCTTCACCAAGGCGGCGCCGCTTTTCAGACCCGGATTGGTCAGCGACCAACCCCTGTCCTTGTTGCCGGCCAGGTCGTTACTCTTGTCTTTCATATAAGTTGCATGATTGGTTTTGTCGTAGCAGCCGGCCGACTGGCACAGCGTGCGGGCAGATTGGTCGTCGAACGACGTATCACCCGTAGACACGAGCGCGGCTATCCCAGTGAGAAGGTAACAGTTGAACACTTGTTCCTTTTTGCTTTTGCCTGGCACGTCCGAGGCGATGACCTCAGCGGCACCATTCGCAATATGGAATACTTGGTTCAGGGCGTCTTCACCCACGTTGTTCTGCTTAGCCCAAATCTGAGCCTTGCTCGGGAGGCCGCTGTCATCGCGACTCGACTGTCCGCCTTGAGCCTTGGCGACTTGGGGCTCGCCGAGCAGCGTCAACCCAGCTGACACAACTTTCTGTCTGTCTTCCGGCGACAGCGGATCCAACAGGTCAACGAACTTGCTCACAACCTCTGCGGTCTTCGAAGGCATCTGTTTGGCGTCCTTATCTATGAGGAGCCCAATGCTGCGTGCCCCTCTTGTGTGATGAAAAACCCGCCGTCGCGCAGCTTTTCGCAGTAGCCCTGCGCGACGTTCTTATTCAGGCAATCGGATGGATTGCCCAATCTGCTTTGATGATTCTCTGTCAGCGCTTTGGCGATTGCTCCCGTTGTAAGAGGCTCCTCACCGCCTCGTTGCCTTACCCAGTCCGCAGTTGCGAGGAACCGCCTTGTTTGACTTTTCTCCGCGTTCTTCGCTTTCAGGTACGATGCAAGCGAGCCGATGTTTCCGCTCTCTTGTCCGCCCGCTTGTCCTGAGGTCTGAGTGGCTCCTGAAGCTTCCGGAGCAACTTTCGCCAAAGCGTCAGCCGACTCGATCACTTTCTCAAGCTGCTTTGACAGCCATTCCTGGTCGCCCTCACCCGAAAACTTCAGATTTCCCAATTTGATTTCTATCTTTGCTTGCGGCTTTTCTTTTTCAGCCATCCGTATCTCTCATCCCCCGATTAAGATCTGCTAGCCCTAGCATAGCCATTAGCTAATGGCTAGCACAATTTTCAACGAGTGCGGTTTGCGTCCCGCCACTAGTTAAAATCCGACAACACCCGTTGTCGGCTTTCTTCGGCCAGCTATGTGACAGCTCTGGCAATCACACGCCTGACCTGAGCAGCACGCCAGATTGATCCGCGTGCAGTTGTAATGCCCTCTTCGTTCAATGACGCCGAAATCCCTTTGTAAGTCGTGATCCCTGCGGCCTGCGCTTTGCGTATGGCTGGCATCACGTCTGCTGCACGCTTATCCGCATTGGCTCGGATGGCTGCTGTTGCGTTCCGCGATATGGGACGACCTCTCCAGCCGCCTAACTTCACACCACGCGCTTTCGCTGCGGCGAGCGCGTCCTTCGTTCTGGCGCTGATCATCTTGGACTCTTGTTGCGCGACAGCAGAGAGGATGTGAAGTGTGAACGTCTCCGCTGTAGGATTGTCTACTGCCACGATGGGCACGTTGCCTTCCATCAGCGTTGCGATGAAGGCGACGTTTCGGCTGAGCCGATCCAGTTTTGCGATCAGCAGGGTCGCTTTCTGTTTGCGACACTGGATCAGAGCAGCAGCAAGCTGTGGGCGTTCCCTTACCTTGCCGCTTTCAACTTCGATGAACTCAGTCAGCACCTCGCCGCGATCCAGAGCATACCGCCTCACAGCCTCTTGCTGCGCCTCAAGCCCCAAGCCTGACTTGCCCTGCTTCGCTGTCGATACCCTGCAATAAGCCACGTATTTCATCGCTCTCAATCCTCCAATGTCGATTGTCGAATTGAGAACTACGCGCTTTCGCAGGCCATCTCACGGCCTTTACCCCAGGCGTTTTGCAGCGATGCCGCGCGCTCTGGCTGCTCGCTGAGGCGCTGCGGCCCCTCCTGTGGCTGTTGTCATGCGGTCGATTGCGGGCCGAGCCCTGTGAGCGAATTTGTGATGCATCCTCAACAGAAGAGTTTGCCTCCTGATTGCCTGGCGCGACGGCCTCAGGATGCCCTCAGTGCATTGAACGAGGAGGGCACCAGACGTGACCACAGTATTCCGCACAAGCGCGGGAAGCACAGCGCTGACCGCTAACGACCGACGCGGACTTGAAGCAGCCAAGACGTTGATGCGTATCGGCAAGCGCGAACACGCTCAGTCAGAGAGACTGCCTGAGGCGGTCCAAGCAATGACGGCGCACAGCTTCCTGCCACAGGCCGAGACGGAGAAGCTGGAGCGCGCACGCAATCGCGCTGCACAGGCGCAGTCGCCTCGCTCAGCCGACCTCATTCTCAACTCAGCCGATGATCGCGTGACGGTCGGACCCGACCTCGTCGCAGTCATCCAATCAAGGAGCGTGAAATGACGCACGCAATGCGCATGAAGGAATGCCGCCGCGAACTCGAAGAGATCGGCCGCAGTCGTGATCGCAGGGTCTGGGAGTCCGACGACGAGTACGTCGCTCGCATGGCAAAGAATAAGGCTCGCGAGCTGGCCCTTCGCAATGAAATGAACGCGGGAGCGGTCGATGGCAAACACTGATGACCATAACGCTCTGGCGCGCAAGTTCATCGAGCACGCTGCCGAAGGCGCCCTTGCGATGCCGATGCGCTTTAACGGAGCACCTGGCAAGCAAGGCGACTACGAACGTCTGCTTCGTCAGCTTGAAGCGAAGATCGCCACCTTCATCGAGCAGCATCCGCGCGAAAGCGGCGAACGCAGCAAGCACTACGCTGCACGTCTATTCGACAACAGCCCGCAAGGCAGAGACCGCGCCCGCGTGCTGAGCCGTGCGAAAGACGCGCTGGTCAACCTGCGCCAGATCGCATCGGGGAAAGATGCGCTCGCTACACTTCAGGCGGAAGCAGACCTACACGACTATCGCGAGCGTGTCGGAAAGCTGAGCACAGTCATCTCATCCGCTGGTGACAGCGAGCTGCTGTTGGCAAAGATGTTCGGCGCACTACAGCAGCATCAAGCAGCGCAGAAGGCACGCTCGGAACTGTCACCGTTGCTCAGTCGGGCGACTTCTGCTGCGGCTGTGCTGGGCTATAACGCGCCAGCCACTCCGAAGGCACTGTCGGCACCACCGGCTGCACTTGCCTTCGCGGCACTGATCACGAGTGCGACGCATGCCCGGCAATCGTGATTTCTATGCTGGGCGTCCTCGTCCTCATGCGCGTGATCGCAATGTGGTCGTGTTTTACGGAGCGCGCGGAGCAAGTCGCGCACAGCTAGCGCGCAAGCTGGGCGTCTGCAAAACGACGCTGCGGCGTTGGGCGAAGAAATGCCCGAAGTTCTCTGAGGCACTGGAGAAGGCGCACGACTACGCGCTGGCCTACTGGGAAGAGTTCGGCGAGCGCAACCTGTCGAACCCCAGGTTCAATCACAGCATCTACATGAAGTTCATGACAGGTCGCTTCTGGCGCGACTACCGCGAACCCGTTGAGAGGCCACAGGAGACACTCCGCGCAATCAATCGAGTGATCACTCAGCCGGGGGAAGTCCATGGCTAAGAAGCAACCGTCGTTCGAGGACTTTGAGATGGAGTGGCGTGGAGACACTTTCACGCTTCCTGCCCAAAACGCATTGCAGACAATCGCGCAGATCGAAGGCGTGCTCACGTTGCCGGAGCTGGCCGAAAGCGCGAAACGCAATGCTCTGCCCATGGCCCGCATGTCTATGGCGTACGGGATATTGCTCAGGTCATGCGGATGCACAGATAGCGACGAGCGCGTCTATCACGAGATCGCTTCCAAAGGCCTCGCGTTCGATGTCGCCATCGCGTTGCTGAAGTTCATGGCGCCGCCTGTGATGCGGTCTCCTGTGGCAGAGGAGGCGTAGCCAATGGCAACCACCACGTTAAACCTCGGAAATCTCGTCGTCACCATCAAGGGCGACACGAAAGACGTCGAGGCCGCAGAGAAGAAAGTTCGCCGGTCCCTAAAGGACATCGAGAAAAGCGGGCAGGACACTGAGAAGGCTATCTCTCGAGCGATCACGCAAATGGGCGCTCGCTTCCTCTCGTTCGCTGCTGTGGTCGCAACAGTCAATCGAGCAGTTGTTCAGTTCCAGAATGTGATGAAAGGCATTCCGCGCTCTCGGGATCAGGATCAGAGATGCGCAAGGCAATCTTCGCTCGCTCGACAATCTTATCCCCCAGCTGGCTGACGCATTCGCGAAGTACCGCGATGGAGCCAACAAGGCTGCGATAGCTACAGCACTCTTTGGTGAGGAAGGCGGTCCGCAGATGACGCGCTTCCTCAATCAGGGGAGCGAGGCGATACGTCGCCAGCGTCAGGAGCTGGAGCGCTCCGGCCGTGTGGTCACGCAGGAAGGTGTGCAGAAAGCGCGTGAGTATGAGCGCGTCATAGCGCAACTGAACGCCGCTGTTGACGAGCTGTCGCGTGACTTCGCCTTGATGCTCGCCCCGTCGATCACTGCTGCGGCTAGAGCGATCAACGACTTCTTCTCATCGATGCGTCTGTCCAGCGTCGATCAACTCAACGGCCGACTGGCTGAGCTACAGGAGAGGGAGAAGAAGCTTCAACAAGACCTTGCCGATCCTGGATGGTGGGGCGCTTGGGCTCGCAACTCAGGAGCACAGCAAGAGCTGGAGAATGTGCGCAAGGAGATCGAAGCGATCACCGAGCGCATGGCGGCAATGCGCGGCGGCTTCACGACCACGGTGACAGTCGAGCGCGGCGGCGAGGCTCCTGCGCTTCCCAACGCCGCTGCACTGGAGCGCTACAACGAACTCAAGGCGCTCGGGAAGACGCTCACGCTGCAAATGCTGACGGCCCAGGAGGCGCTGACGAAGGTTGAGAGGGACTACGCGGCTGCACTCGCACAAGGGTCGATCAGTCGCGAGACCTACAACCGCGCCATGCACAGCGCATCCGTAGCCTACATCGAAAACCAAAACTCACTCGCCGAAGCTCTGGGCGTCACATTCACAGCCCAGGAGAAGATGCTTCAACAGCAAGCGCGCATTGAAGAAGCATTCCGGCGTGGCGGCATCAGTGCGGAGATGTACGGGCGAGCGATGCAGAACGCATCGGTCACCAGCGCGGCCAATATGACGGCGCTCGCCCAACAGGTCAGCTCCACGATCACAACCGTATTCGGTAAGAGCAAAGCCGCTGCGGTCGCCAGCGGCATTATCAATACCGCCGTGGGCGTGACTCAGGCATTGCGCACCTACCCACCGCCTTTGTCATTCGTGATGGCAGGACTTCAGGCAGCCGCAGGCGCAGCGCAGATCGCGGCGATACGCAGCACAACCGAGAGCGGGGGCACTGCCGCACCAGCACCCAGCTCAGCAGCCCCTGTGGCAGCAGCCGCGCCGATTAACAACTCGACGCTGTACGTCGAAGGGATCAATCCTGGTCAGATGTTCACTGGTGCTCAGATGCGTGAACTCGCGTCGAGCATGATCGATTTCCAGAAGCAAGGCGGCAAGATCGTGCTGGGGCAGACATGATCGTTATCAGCGAAGACCTCTCACTTGAGCCGGTATCTCCATCGCAGCTGACGGCGAACCATCCGGTCGTTGGCTATGACAACCGCGTGCGCTTCGACAACGTTGAAGCGACAAGTGCCTTAAGCGACTACCCCATTACCAACCTCGCCAATCCTTCGACCAACTCGCTCTGGAAGGCGTCAGCCACAGAGACGGTGGACATCGATGTCACGATCTCCGACGTAGAGGAAGTCGACTACGTCGCTCTCGCTCGGCACAACTTCGCCAGCAAAGAGATTGCCGTCACCATCTACGGCGCTACTGAGTTGGTCGAAGACGAGCCCGACTGGTTTGAGCTGGTTCAGGAAGTCCAGCTGGTTGACGACGCTCCGGCAATCTTTCGCTTCCAGCCACAATCGTTGATCGCCCTTCGCATCCACCTCGCCGAAGGCTCAGCAGCAGCTCAGGCAGCGGTCCTATACGTCGGCAAGCTCCTCGTGCTTGAGCGGCGCATATACGTCGGCCACACGCCGATGCCCTACGGACGCAGTGCGCGCATCACCAACGGTCGCAGCGAGAGTGGGCAGTTCCTTGGCCGGATCATGACGGCGCAAGCGACCGAGACATCCGTTTCGCTCCAAAACTTGATGCCCGGTTGGTACCGCGAGCACCTCGATCCGTTCATCGTCGCAAGCAAGCTCACCCCCTTCTTCTTTGCTTGGCGTCCAGAGGATTACCCTTTGGAAGTTGGCTACGGCTGGATGACGAATGATCCCAAGCCAAGCAATCAGCGCAACAACGGCATGATGCAAATCGACCTCCAGATGGGAGGCATCGTGCTGTGAAGGCACTGACCTACGTTGAGATCGATGTCGATTATTGCTCTTTAGCGTATGGCAGCGCGCCTTGCACGGCTGAGCTCGGTGTCACCGGCGAAAGCAAGTGCTTCAACTCGTTGGTGTCCTGCCAGGACCGCGTAAACTTCGACAACGCGCCAGAAACCATCCGCTTCGCAGTGCCGACGGATTACCTACCGCCTGATATCGACTGCATTCCGTCCATCAAGGACATCTCATTCACGCCGGCTGTGATCAGCCTTGGCGAAGACCTCGGCATGAGAGCCAGCCTGTCGATCACCTTTGAAGATCACAGGCACAGCGATACGGGGCCGGGCTTCGACAAGTACCACGCAGAACGTTCCTACAATCCATACGAGCGTGGAAGCTTCTGGGGCAAGTTCCGCGCACGTCAGCCGTTTCTTACGGGCCGTCCGCTGAGGTTAATTCGAGGCAAGGTCGGTCAATCATTGGCCGAGATGGAGACCCGTCACTATGTGATGGAGTCTTTCGACGGGCCGACGCCGCAAGGGTCCTATCGGCTTGTGGCTCAAGACGTCCTCAAGCTTGCCGACAATGATCGCGCGCAGGCGCCTGTATTGAGTCAGGGCATCCTCGCAGCAAACATCGATACAGACGACACAGCGCTGAGTGCGCTCCCGTCCGGCATCGGCAACAGCGAATATCCCGCCTCTGGCTACCTATGCATTGGCGGGAAGGAGATCGTCTCATTCACGCGATCCGCTGATGCTTTCACGATCACGCGTGGCCAGCTAGGCACCGAAGCAGTCGATCACACAGCCGATGAACGGTTGCAGCTTGTGTTGCGCTATGAAGGCGAGGACCCTGCGAACATCATCTCTGATTTGCTGGAGAACTATGCAGGCATCCCATCATCGTTCATCCCTGTGGCTGCCTGGTTGAATGAGACGGGCAGCTTCCTCCAGCGTGTCTACACAGCAACCATCACCGAGCCGACCGGCGTCAACAAGCTGGTTTCGGAACTGATAGAGCAGGCCGCACTTGCGGTCTGGTGGGATGACGCGCAGCAAGTCATCCGATTGCAAGTGTTACGTCAGATAGCGACCAACGCGGATCGCTTCAACGAAGGTAATATCCTTGAGACGACCTTTCGCACCAAGGAACAGCCTGAGAAGCGTCTATCGCAAGTTTGGACGTACTTCGGCCAACGCGATCCGACACGCAAGCTCGACCAAATAGATAACTACCGCTCGGCTGCTGCCACAG